TTAACCATCATTCACCGGTTGGCTGGATAGAATATGGATGTTATTGCTTAGCGGATTGCGGCGCATCGCATCATCAAGATGGTCAGGAGCAAAGTGTGCATAAGCCATCGTTTGTTCAATCTTTGCATGTCCCAATATTTTGTTTAACGTCAAAATATTCCCCCCGTTAATCATGAAGTGTGCCGCAAAAGTGTGCCGCAATACATGCGTTGCCTGGCCTCTTGGAAGGTCTGGTTTTAGCGCCTTGAGCGTTTTGCGGTATTCAACATAATCAACATTAAAAAGCCTGCCTGTGCTTTTGGTTTTCACGTACTCCATTACCTCCGGAGCAACCGGAACGGTGCGGGCCTTTCCGTTTTTGGTCTTGGTAAAGGTTACCTTTCCATGCATCATGTTCTGAGCCAGCATGTTTAAAGATTCCCCCCACCTACCGCCGGTACTCAAACAGAGCACCGTAAGGCGTCGCGCATCGCCGGCAACTACTGACAAAAGGGCTTCAATCTCTTGAGTGGTCAGGTAGGACATTTCTGGTTTTTCTTCCTTCAGTGCAGGTATGCCTTTTAGTGGATTCTCTGCATGCAGATCGTCAGCTTCAATTAGTACCCGAAAAAGCCCACGCAGTGAGGTCAGATCTCTGTTAACTGTCGATGCCTTTACCCCTTCGTAGAGGCGCTGGCTTCTATACTCAACGATAAAACCCTTATTGACCTTTGAAAGTCTGGGATCATCCATGTCGTTTATCACCCGTTTCAGTTCGCGCTTTCTTTTTTCCCCGTACTTATGGCTTCGCCCCTCCAGCTCCCACCACCTCGCAAGTAGTTCGCTGAGCCGCCTGTGATCGGTTGGTTTATCCAGCCAGTCTTTGTCGTGCATATTGCTGATGACATATTTTTCAAAAGCAACAGCATCAGCTTTCTTGTTAAAAATCCGCTGTATACGACGTCCTGTCGCTCCACGCGGTCTAATATCCACTTTATAGCGTCCACCATCGAGCAGCTTAACGGTCATAGCTGTCACCTCTGGTAAACACATTTTCTGGCGCCACGTAATAGATATTTACGCGATGATTTTCATAGAGATAAGCAAGAAATATGCTTAGCCAATTTTCTGGTCTGAGGGCTGAGACGTTGTTTCGTCTTGCCCAAAGTGTGCGAGAGCCGGTGCGATTTGACCGGATTCAGGAGCAATCTTTCCGGTCATGAACCATAGGGCATATTTTTCAAATCTCGGGGTATTTAAAATTTTCATCATTACGTCGCCTTTTGGTATTGATTCCCCAGTTTCATAACGCCAAAGCGCATTGTGAGGAATTCCAATAATTTCAGCAGCTTCGTTGCGGCTGGTAATGCGCTCGCTTTCCCTCATGAGCTTGAGGCGTTCACTAATTGGCAAATTCATATTGCGTTTTCCAAATGTATGATCCAAAATTCAAATACAAACACCGTTTTAGGGGTAAAAAAAGCAGTAATACCCCAAACATGGAGAATATCACATGAAAGATGCAGTTTTGATCGCACTGTTTAAGATTCCAGACCCGATTACCGCTGATGAGTTTTCTCGCCGCACCGGCAAAACTGAATCAGCTGTTCGTCACATGATGGATCGTCGCCTTTTACCGATGGTCACTGAGCGCGAAGTACTTGGCCCCGATGGCAGCACTCGCCGTCTCCTGATTCTGTGGAATGAATGGCTTGAGATGGTTCATGAAGCCACATCAAAACTCCCCCCTGAGCGACAGGACTGGCGAGCAGGCTGGATCAAGAAAGCCAATAAGCTGGCGAATGATATGGGCGTAAACATGTTTGGTGGTGGGGCGGCGGCATGAATCGTTATTTGAAAGAAAGAATAGCAATGGGAGCCATAGGGATTGGCGTCGCATGCATTAGTGCGATTGCATTCGCGATAACCCTGAAAATTATCGATGTGTATATTTTTTAAGGACGATCAGGAATGAAGAAACGCTACTCACAGCATGGCAAGTGCGCGGGAAACATTCGCGTCAGATCCCACGATAGCCTGCCTAAAGTCGTCTGGATAAATAAGCACGCCGGGATTTGTTGCGGTTTTACCATCCGCGTATTACCGCGTAGGGTGGGTAAGAAACGTTATCAAATTATGAAAGATGGTGATTCTTTCGGAATTGACTTTGCTTTATGTGAAGCATGCAAAACGATAGAGCGCATTATTAATAACAACCGCTTCACCATTCATTAATTAGCCGAGGCCGAAAATGAAAAGAGAATACGCAGACAAAATAAATTCGCTGCTGCAATGCTTCCATTTCAATAAAGAGTTTCTGGAATGGAACCATGATTATTCACATCAACTTTTACGCCACGGCGTTTCCCACCTTTATCACTTCGCTATGCTTCAGGGCGAGAACGATGAAGCCACGCTGGAAGAGCTGCGCAACATCATTGTTTCGATCACCAATGGTGATATCCCGAAGCCATACGACCTGTTGTCAATGGACGCCGAGCAACCAGAGACAACAAGTAAGACCGTGACGTTTTTAAAGCCGCTGGCGGTAACGGTGGAACTTACACCAGAAATGTTTCACAGCCTGAAACGGTCGGCTGCTGTACCAGCAAAGATGAAGCGCCCAAACCTCTATTAATCATCGGAGTCCGCCATGTTCACCGAAGAATATACATCATGGGAACGTGAAATGCTGATCCGCGAGGCGATAGAAAACGCTGAGCAGGGTTTCACTGTCCACCTGAGAAATGGTGCGCGTATTACTGTCAGCTCTAACAGCCCGTCGATTGACTTAATTATTTACGGTCTGGAAAAAACCATTCGCGGTAATCATGAGCGCGCACGAATGACCTTTATTGATTTTATGTATTACTGGCACGAAAGGTTATTCAAGCAGGTTAAAAGAAAGTCGCGCCCTAACCACTAATTAACCAGCATTAAAAATAACGGCATTCATTTTGCCGGGGATTCGTTTTGCCTTTTTCAGGAGGTCGCATGTCGATCACGTCAATAAAACTGGATGGCGGAATAAGCGATCCGGAGTTTGTGGAAATAAGCGCCAACGCTCGGAAGCACGAACGCGCTCACCTTCTGGGCCTGCTGCGTATTTTTGTCGGCCAGCTGAAAAAGGAAAGCGCCACCCCGGACGAGATTTATCAATCAATCGAGCGGTGGATCAGCAGCCGCGAACTTCCAATCAGTGAGGGTATTAAACAATGAACCACTTAATGATCGACATTGAAACGCTCAGCAACCGACCGAACGCGGTGATTTGCGCGATTGGTGCGGTGTTCTTCGAGCCATCAACCGGGAAGATCGGCCCGTCGTTCTATCAGACCATTGATCCGCGCACCTCGCAGAGCCGTGGCGCGGATATCTCCGCCGATACGGTGATGTGGTGGCTTAAACAGGACAAAGAACCCATCAGCGAGCTGGTAGCCGCAAAATCGCACGAGCTGGATGTGATGCTGGACTTCGCGAACTTCATTAGCGGCGCATTCCCTGAAACCACGAAAAAGAATCTGAAGGCCTGGTGCAAGGGCGGTTCGTTTGATTTTCCGATCCTCAAATCTGCCTTTGAGCGCTCATCGCTCGAAGGCGTTTCCATGCTGCCGTGGATTTACTGGAATGAATACTGCTTCCGCTCATTGCTTGCCGTTGCCGGTGCTATCGGCTACGCCCCCCACCCGCGCCGCTCAGTTGCACACAACGCTTTAACCGACGCCGTCTATCAGGCCGAGCAGGTTTGCGAGATCTGGCAGCGCCTTACCACTCCACACCTCGAATCACTCTGAGGGCGAGGCAATGATTAAATCACCCATCAAATGGGCGGGGGGTAAAACCCGCGTCATGCCGGAGCTGCTGAAGCACTTACCAAAAGCTGATTGTTTAATAGAGCCGTTCGTCGGCAGCGGCACCGTATTTATGAATACGGAATACCGCCGCTATGTTCTCTGCGATAGCAATCGCGCGCTGATCAACTTCTTTCGCATGCTGACCTCCGACACTGAGCGACTGATTGATACCGCTCGCGCAATGTTCCTGGGCGGCAACAACGAAGAGCGATATTACAAGCGTCGCGCGCTATTTAACTCCATGCAGTGGAGCGATACGGGCAAAGCTGATACCGCTTTGCTTTACGCCGCTTTGTTTTTGTATCTGAACCGTCATTGCTTTAACGGGGTTTATCGCGTCAATCAGTTAGGTGAGCATAACGTTCCGTTCGGGAAATATGCCGCACCTTACTTTCCGGCTGATGAAATGCGCCGCTTTGCCGAAAAGGCCAACGACACAAAAGCCGTTTTCATTGATGGCGATTTTAGTCACACCATCCCTGACGTTATGCAGATGACGTATGACGCAGTTATTTACTGCGACCCCCCCTATATTCCGACAAGCAAAACCGCAAATTTCACTGCCTACGGCAAGCCGTTTACCCTGGACGATCATCGCGCGCTCGTTTCAACCCTGCTAGATGCTCATCGCCAGCACGGCACCCGCTCGGTGATATCCAACAGCGACACGTCAGAGACCCGCGAGATCTATTCCCCTTTCAGGCTCCACGCGTTAAGCGTCCGCCGTTCTGTCAGCGCCAGAAGTCGCGACATGGCCGGTGAAGTGATTGGCGTGCTTCGCGTGTGCGAAGGCTGCAGCCGTTCTGGTGGCGGATGTTGCCCGGACTGCGGCCCTGTGATGGGCGCTTCCACTTACGACGCAATGGCGGCGGCGGGTGCATTCGATGGGGCGGAGGGATTCTGATGAATGAGCCTGTCTGGTTAGCTGTAGATCCCGCCGATGAGTCAGGGGATTGCACCATAGTGACAGCGCTGGTTTACCGCATAACCGGTAGCCAGCAGTACCACACCTTCACCCTGATTGATTTCAGGGCATTCATCCTTGATGCAGATGTGCCGCTCTTTAAGTCATGCGTGTCCGGCATAGGCAGCGACGACCAGGGCATTAAGAGGGGTGGACTTGTACGCCTGCAACTCGTTTCCGACAGTCCTGATGAGGAGTTGCCATTCTGATGAACGAAGAAACCAATTACCGCCGATTCTGGCGCAACACAGTTATCTGTATCGCCCTTTGCTCGCTGTTTTTCTGGTTGCCGATGGGTTATCTCGCCTTTCGTGTTGGCTCTGTGGTGTGGGAGGCGCTGTGGTCGCTTATTACAACGAAATAGACCCCCACGCGGCGCAGCACCTGCGCAACCTTATCGACGCCGGCCATATTGCGCCGGGCGTCGTTGATACCCGTTCAATTGAGGATGTAACCCCCAATGACCTTATCGGATTCAATCAGTGCCATTTCTTCGCCGGAATCGGCGGATGGTCGCTTGCTCTGCGCCGCGCAGGATGGCCAGACACTCGCCCGGCATGGACAGCATCATGCCCATGCCAGCCTTTCAGCCAGGCAGGCAAAGGTCTTGGATTTGCTGACGAGCGGCACTTATGGCCCTCCACACATTGGCTTGTCGGCCAGCGCCGCCCTGTCGTGGTCTTTGGCGAGCAATCTGGCAGCGCTGACGCGAACGACTGGATCGACCTTGTACAAGCTGACGTGGAAGCCATGGGCTATGCCTTCGGGGCGGTTGCGTTTCCGTCTGCGAGCGTCGGCGCGCCGCACCAAAGAGACCGTGCTTATTGGGTGGCCGACGCCAATTGCCAGCAATGGGAGGGGCGCGGGGAATTTCAACCGACAGGGGGGGGTAAACCTTCAGACAGCAGCATTATTAGCGGGCTGGCCGACACCGACGGCAACAGACGGGAAGGGCGGTTATCAGGGCGGACGAATCCGCAACGGGAAGCTATCGACGGACAGGCTGGATGTGGCCGCGCAGCTTGCGGGCTGGCCCACGCCAACCACGAGCAACGACCGCTCTCCATGTCCGCAAGAGGCTATGCGGACGTATCGCGACAATGGAACAAAGATTCAGAAGCGGCTTCAGGATGTAGCTGCGTTATGCGGACCGGCCCGGTTAACGGCTTCTGGCGAGATGCTGATTGGCTCCACGGCCGGGATGGATGGTGGAGGTCAGTTAGACCCGGATCATTCCCGCTGGCTAATGGGGTTCCCGCCAGAGTGGGAAGACTGCGCACCTACGGAAACGCTATCAACATTGAAGCGGCGGCAGCGTTCATAAAGTCCTATATGGCGGCGGTGGATCATGTCTGATTCCGCCGCTTTAGCATGGAGCTGGAACGCTAAGCGGCAGCCCATCAACCCCAATAGCGTTGCAGATTCTGCGATTGAGTATCTCACCCCGAAAGGCGAGCGGAAGGCGCTCGCCTATGCGGATTTGGTCGATACCATTTATCGCACCCCCATGCGCCCGCGCGAAGGTGCCGCCCGGGAAGCATTCGACCGCAAAGGCCGTGCCCAATACCTGCGCCGCCGGGTTCAGACTCTACCGGCGTTTATCCGCAAGCGGTTCTCTCAGCGACTGGAGTCGCTGGAGAGCCGGGACCCAAAAGAGGCTGTACGCTGGTTGTTTAGCACGTTTGAGCGTCATGTGTTGCGTCGCGTTGATGCGGTAAACGCCCAATACCTGCCACAAAACAACCTCCCGGCTATCCTTTTCCCGCTGCGCGATGATTTTCACTTACTGCCGTGGGCTGACAAAAAACGCCTGAAACGACTGGCTTATAAACTCGCAAACCTGATGAAAAGCGAGTTTATGCGCGAGTTTGATTTTCAGTACGAGAAAACCGCCGATGTAGAGTTTTCCACGCTCTATGCGTATGGCGCGATCGCCAGTAAGGCGACGAAGCTCAATATCGCGATCCCTGGCTGGGGCCGATATTGCGAAGAGAAGCTGGATGCTGAAGAGGCATTGCGCGCCGTTGCGCGCCTTCAGTCGGAAAAGTGGTGGTTAGGTAAAATCCGCCGGATCCATGATTGTTGGCGAGAGCACCTCATGATCGCCGCGGGCTACGTCAGCAAGGTGGCGTCGCCGTATTGCTCCGATCCGTGCTTCAAGGAATGGATAGCCCAGAAAAAAGCGAACTTTGAATACCTCCAGGCGATGGAGCTGGAAGATCAGGATACCGGCGAGCGCACCTCGCTGCTTGATAAAGTCATGGGTAGCACGTCAAACCCAAAAAACGCCCGCGCCGAGCTGATGGTACGCATGCGCGGGTTTGAGGATATGGCAACCGAAATGGGTTTGGTCGGCATGTTCTATACGCTAACCGCGCCGTCTCGTTATCACTCCACGCACGTAAAATCAGGCAAACGCAACGACAAATATCGCGACGCCGGTCCGCGCCAGACGCAGAAGTACCTCTGCAAAGTCTGGGCGCGCGTCCGTGCTAAATGGGGTCGCGAGGGTATTCGTACTTTCGGCTTTCGTGTAGCCGAGCCGCACCACGACGCCACCCCACACTGGCACCTGTTGTTATTCCTGCGCCCGGAAGAGGTGGAATATGCGACGGCCATTTTCCGCAAACATGCACTGAAAGAGGACGGCAACGAGCCGGGGGCGCAGGAGCACCGCTTTACCGTTACGCCGATTGATGAAAAATTTGGATCGGCAACGGGCTATATCGCGAAATACATTTCGAAAAATATCGACGGCTACGGCATGGACGGCGAGTTAGACGATGAATCAGGCCAGTCCGTTAAAGAGATGGCAAAGCGCGTGCGCGCATGGGCGTCGCGCTGGAATATCCGCCAGTTTCAGCAGATCGGCGGCGCCCCCGTGACCACCTGGCGCGAGCTGCGCCGGTTAGGTAACCGCGAGCTGGTTCTACATCCTGAGATCGAAGAGGCTCGCGCAGCTGCTGACGCGGCGGACTGGCCGGGGTACACCAACGCCCAAGGCGGCCCGTTGGTGCCTCGTGACTGCCTGCGCGTTCGTCTCAGCTACGAATACACCGAGGAGGGCAATGATTATGGTGACACGGTCGCCAAAATAACCGGCGTCTATTGCCCTCTCACCATCCGTGAATCCGTCATTTTTACCCGTACCACCGAATACAAAATTGTGCCGAAGCGCAAGCCGTCGCCGGTCGAGAATTTGACCTTAGAAGGCCGCGCAGCGGCCCCTCGGAGTTCTGTCAATAACTGTACGGGGCGCTCCGCTTCGGATGAAAAACCACCGTCAGAAACGGCAGTGCCAGCTGATAAAACCGCGCCTGACAACAGTTCAGGGACAGAACTTCCGCTGAATATCGAAGATTTAAGGCGATATTCACGCCAGCAAAGGCAGGAGATCACCAGCAGGTTAAGAAAATCCACCCGGGAAAGCTCAGATCAAGCCTTCACGCGCACCGCGCGAGGCCTGCGCACGTCGATTGATGACGAAAGCGCGCTGACATGGGGGCCAAAAGTTACCGCCGCGAAAGATATGAGCCTGTCGGCGGAAGAGGCCGAGCGCCGCTGGCGCGAGCAACTGCGGATTGAGGCGGAACGGCGAGCAGATAACTACGCGGCGGCGGTTGCGGAGTATCAGAAGAAAAAAAACGAGGCCGCATTGCGCCAGGCGCAGCAAAAAGAAGCAACGCAAAAACACGGCATCTCCGAAGAGATGATCGCCAGCATCAGCGCGCAGCTCCGCGACTGCCGGATTTTCGTCAGCGATGACGTCGTACGGTCAATCGCCGACGGCGCACGCGTTCGCCACGGTGGCTGCCTGCTCGCGGCGGAAAATGGCCGGCTGCGTGAGGTGAAGGTGTGGCGCGCAGGCGAGAAAGATAGGCCAACCAGTGAATACATGGCTGTGTGGAGCTTGCTCCGCCGCTGGAAGAAGGCCTCCCGGTGAGGGGCTAGGCCATTGCTAAAGCGAAAAGTTTATTTTTAAAAGTGGAGCGGTCTTTTCCCATAAGCTATCTGTAGCACGCGCTCATAAAAGTTTGTTCCGTCATCGCTGATGAAATGGTTAAGACCGCGATAATCATAAGGTTTATTGCCGCTAGTCATATCTTTGACGTAGTTAACAAAGTCAAATGCTACATAGGACGCTAAAAAATTAGAGTATCCATTGCCACGGTAAGCCTGGGTGATAAAAACGGAATCAATATTCATCGTAATAAATATATTCTCTGAATCCTCATTGGAGCCCCCAAACTTGTAAGAGCAGTACCCGATAGCAGCTCCATTGTGGACTAATGTTACAACGTTGTAATAATCAGATGCTTTAACAGTGTTATAGGCGGCGCAAGCACCGAAATCCTCATCAGAGAAGGAAAATGAGTCTGGTGTAACATCTTGAATTCTATTTCCATTTATATTTATGCATGTCTTTCTCATGGCGCTATCCTAGTTTTCTGAATGTGACAATGAAAGAGCATCTTCTGATTTTTCAATCACGACCTCAATACATTACTAAAAAGGATATTGATAAGGCGATATGTGCAAAAAAGCGCACAAATTTGCACAATTTTTGAAACATCGTTTTTGCTACGCAGCGCCAGCACTGGCGGGCTTGGACGGTCTGCACAAAGTGCACAAAAAGACGCATGTTTAGCGCGCAGGCGAGGCGGGGGAGCAAGCGCGCGCTTTGGGGGTAGGGAAGGGGTCGGCATACCTCGCCAAAAGCCGCATGATGGGCGCGCACTTTCGCGGTGCATCAGGAGAGCGCGCAGGCAAAAGCCCGCCAGAATGGCGCTGGCTGCGTCTGGTTGGTGATATGACATTGAGGTGTCGCAGGTTGGCCGACATGGCCGGGAATGGTGGTGCTGCAGGTCGGTACCACACCGCCGGTAATGGCGGTGCGGCCTGGTGTTACTGCGCGACGTCGAGCAGGGCGTATGGGTTGAAGCGGATCACCTCTTCACCGAGCCAGTCGTTAACATGCTTCATCACTTCCATCACTGGCGTCAGCTCGTTGACCGCGAATACTCGCGCCGCCTTCTCGACGTCACCGAACGATCCGTTGCCCTCCGGAATGGCGCCCATCAGCTGCGGCGGCACGCGGTGAGCTGCGAGCATGTCATCTCGGGTGGAGGACTTCACGCCGACAAATTCATCCTTCGCCGATATCTGGCTGAACGGCAGGATCTGCACGGCGTCTTTGCCGACACCGGGCGCACTCAGCAGGATGTTTTTAAATGCCCCGCCGCGTCGTGTATCGGTCAATGTCTTCTTCAGATTCTCCAGGCTTTCCCCGTCAGCCACTGCGCTGCTGACGTAGACAATACAGCCGGCGTGTGACCCGTTGTCGTAGTAGAGCTTGCGGAACTTGTCGGCGGAGTGGGCCAGATTGGCCGACAGCAGCCCGGCGAAGTACTCCGGCATGCCGTAGATTTCCTGGTGAATATCCGGGTTGATCACATGGCACACCGAGCCGGTTTCGAACTGGTGGTCATCAAGGCCGGACTGAATAAACCAGTAGGTATCGAGGTCAGAGCCTCGCCGGGTGTACTTCGCCAGCGAGTTACGAAAACCCATTGGCCCATTCAGGCGGTTACGGCGCATCTCAAGGTACGCATTGCCGAACACAAACCAGTCGAGCGCAAAAGCGCTGAACGCCTGGCGCGATAGTAGCTTGTGCGGGATAAAGCACCCGGCCAGCACGTTACGTTTGAAGAACAGCGCCGACTGGTGCCAGCTCGCATAGCCGAACTGGCGGGCCAGCCCGTACCAGCTAATCGGCGTCTCGTAGTACCGGCCATTGTTGGCGCAGTACATGTTATCCAGCAGGTCATGAGCACCGGTCACCGGCCACGGGCCGTCGAACGTGAACGCGCTCAGGCCGGGGGCTGACTTCAGCGCGTCGGCGAGGTCTGCTTGCTCTCTGGCATACTGCCTGCCGCGCGGGGATTTTCGTCTGCTCATCAGTACTCCATAACAGTCATAGTGTTGCCGCCTTCCTGGCCCAGCGGCTCGTTAACGGTGGCGAGCATGGTCGCCCAGGCGAGATCGCCGTGACTCACACCACGGGCACGGTCGGTGTCGTAGGTGATGACGCCGCCGGGCGTGACCACCTTGCGCACGGCACAGAAAGCGGTGATCAGGTCATATTCACCGCGGTCATACTCCCAGCGACCGGCGCGAATCAGTTGCAGCATCTTCAGTACCAGCATGCGCTTGCTGGCTGGCGAGAACTGGTAACACACCGCCGCCGGAAAGCGCTTCTTCACGAGCTGGTAAACCGCCTCGCCAATGCCGCTGCCGTCGATACCGATGTGCTGCACGTTGTAGCGCGTGAGCATGTTAATGATCATGGCTGCCTGCGCCTCAAACTCCATGCCGCGCACGCGAATGGTCTCGATAGTGCGGAACTTGCCGCCAGGGATCAGTGGCGCCGCATTAACAGAGATGGCGCCGCTGTCGCCCTTACCGCTTGACCCGTTGGGGTCGTAGCCAATCCACACCGGGCGATCGGCCATTGGCCGCATGGCGTAAGGTTTCCAGTCCGGCCACTCGTCGTAACCGTCTGCGCCGCAGCTCAGCAGCATGTTGTAGTCAAAGGCGGTTTCACCGTTCTTGATGAAGGTGCAGGCGTAGAGGTTGTCGTACTCTTCCGGGCTGTTTTCCTCCCGGATTTCGTCAATGTCAGTCAGATCCCAGCCGTTATCGACCGCATCCTGCAACGTGACGATCTGGCGCCAGATTTTGTCCGGGCACATCAACCCGCTGTTAAGTGTCTTCCAGGACGTGTCGAACTCCACGCGCTTACCGTGGCTGCGGCCTTTGTTGAAGGCTTCACCCGACCAGAAAGGGTACGCCTCGTGACTCTCCGCTGACGGTGTCGAGAAGTAGGTACGCGTCAATCCCTTCAGGGTCGCCATTGCGCCGGCCACTTTCTTCAGGTTAGCAAACTGTCCGACCCAGAAAAATTCATCAAAGTACAGGTTGCCGGTGTACGACTGCGCGGTTGCAGCTGACGTGCCGAGAAAGTGCAGCTCCGCGCCGTTGAACAACTGGATCATGTCACCGCCCTTTAGCTCAACATCAACCTCAGCGGCAGCGGCGCGAATAAAGCTGCGGAACTGGTACGCCTGGCGACGGCTGGCCGACAGAAATATCTGGTTGAGCTGATGCTTGTACTTCACGTCATCAGACAGCGCACGCAGCAGCGCTTCCCGGGCAAAGTACCAGGTTGCGCCAACCTGTCGGCTTTTCAGGATCGCCCGGTTACGGTGGTGATGGTTCTCATACCAGGTTTTCTGATGCCAGTGCAGCGAGTCGATGATATTGGCCCGCAGCGCGGAGATCTGTGCCTCTGAAAAGAAGTTTTGTTTCTTGCGGATCTTCTTCTTCGGCTGCGTCACTGGTGTGCCGTTATCCAGCTTTTTGAGCTGTCGCGTCAGCAGGTCAATTTCCTTGAAGTCGCCACCGGTCTTTGTGTCCTTACTGGTGAGTTGGATCAGTCGTGCATCAATGGACGTCGTAACGCGCTGGATCGGCGGCGCGCTGTCCCATTCGTCACGCTTTTTCCATGAGTAAATCGTGTTCTGATTGATACCCATCAGGCGCGCGATTTCCGCCGGCGGGTATCCCTGCCAGTAGAGCTGCCGCGCCCGCTGCATGATGAATGCTTCTTCAATCGCCATTAATCCTCCTCGCTTCCTGCCGGGGAGATTAACCCGCGCGCGCGTGCCCTTTCGCCCGCTTTTGGTTGTGACAGCTCCCTCACAACAACAACGCGTTGAGCGCGTGTGTCACCGCCTGCCATCATCACCGGGAACTCAACCAGATGAGCAAAAGAACATGGCTAATCAGGCAACCACCCGCAAGAAATTTAAGGTCATGACGTCCGGAACAACGGTCGATGGCCGCAATGTCACCCGCGCACAGCTTCATGCGATGGCGGCAGCGTACAACCCGGCAGTCTATGGCGCGCGCGTCAACATTGAGCACTATCTTTCCCCGTTCCCTGACAGTGTATTTAGCGCTATGGGGGATGTTGTTGCTCTGTCCGCTGAGGATATCAACGAAGGCCCGCTGACCGGGGAGGCGCATCTCTTTGCAGAGATTGAGCCCACTCAACGCATGAAGGACATGCTGGCCGACGGCAAGAAGGTCTATTCCAGCACCGAAATACACCCCAGCTTCCCGCTGACGAAAGGCCCGTACCTTATGGGGCTGGCGATGACCGACACCCCGGCAAGCCTGGGTACCGATAAGCTGAAATTCACCGCTGAAAAGCGCGCCGAGATCATGCGTTTCAGTTCGCAGGATGCAGAAGTCACCTTGTTTACCGCTTCTTTTGAGGCCGAACTGATGCAGGAAAATCAGAGCCGTAATGATTCAGGTAAGGAATGGTTCTCCCGCGTGATGGGCATTCTCGGCAAGGGTCAGAAAACCGACGATCAGCGTTTTAGCCAGGTGCATCAGGCTGTTGAGGTCGTGGCGCAGTCTCAGGTTGATCTTGGCGAGCAGTTCAGCACCTCCGAACAGGAGCGCCAGCAGGACAAGGTCGCCATCCAGAAGCTGACCACTGACCTTGCCGCGCTGCGCCAGCAGCTTGAAGGGACGGACGGCAACTTCAGCCAGCGCCCGCCAGCGAACGGCGGCGCGAACGCGCAGCTCGCTGACTACTGATATCCATAACGAGAGAACCCGCACATGAGAAACTCCACCCGCAGGCACTTTGACGGCTACGTTGCCCGTCAGGCGCAGCTGAACGGCGTCACCGCCGCCGCCGTCGCGGCGCAATTCAGCGTTGATCCGACCGTGCAGCAGCGCCTTGAGGCCGCAGCGCAGCAGGATGATGCTTTCCTGAAACTGATCAACGTCTTTGGCGTTGAAGAGCAGATCGGGCAGAAAATCCTGATCGGCAGCAAAGGCCCGCTGGCGGGCGTCAACAACAGCACTACCAACCGTCGCAATCCCGGCGCTAACGACCAGATGGACGCGTACAACTATCTGTGCCGCAAAACCAACTACGACTACGCCGTAAGTTATGCGCAGATGGATGCGTGGGCGCATCAGCCGAACTTCCAGCCGCTGATTAGCTCGGCGATGGCCCGTCAGATGTCGCTTGACCGCATCATGATCGGCTTTAACGGTACCAGCTACGCCGACCCGTCAGACCGCGCAGCGAATCCGCTGTTGCAGGATTGTGGTATTGGCTGGCTGCAAAAAATCCGCAATGAAGCGGCGCACCGTCGCATTACCGGTGTGACGATCACTTCCCGCAACCAGAACAACGCCATTGTCGCCGAGGGCACCTACGGCAACGTAGCGGCTGCGGTCTATGACGCCAAAAACAGCCTCATGGATGAATGGCATAAGCGCAACCCTGACAACGTGGTGATTTTGTCCGGCGATCTGCTGACAACCAGCAATTTCCCGACCATCAACGCCATGAGTCAGACCAACCCGAACACCGAAATGCTGGCCGGTCAGCTGATTGTGGCGCAGGAACGCGTAGGCAACATGCCGACCTTTATCGCGCCTTACATGCCGGGTAACGCCATCCTCATCACGCCGTTTAAAAACCTCTCGATCTACTACCAGCGCGGCGGCCTGCGCCGGACGATCAAAGAGGAACCGGAATACAACCGCGTGGCAACGTACCAGTCCTCAAACGATGACTTCATCGTGGAAGACTACGGCGCGGTGGCCTTTATCGACGGCATCACCTTTGCCGAAGCACCGGGCGGCGGCGAGTAACCGCGCACTGGCGGGCTTCGGCCCGCCGTTAATCGGGGAAGAAACAATGCTGACACCGGCACAAAAACATTTTCAGAGGGTCATGGCTGAACGTCATGGCAAGACCGACGAGCAGTCCGATACCGCGCGGACGGCGCACGAGCAGATCATGCACCGGCTACGCATGGATCAGAGTGCATTAAGGCGAGTGCAGTCTGACCAGGCGAAAGCGGCGATGAAACGCCAGTTGCTACCGCATTACGAGGGCTGGATCGAGGGCACGATCGACGGCGACAGCGGCAGACAGGATGAGGTGATTGTCACCCTGATGGTCTGGGCGATCGATGCCGGTGACTACGCACTGGCCGCCCGTATTGGCCGCTATGTCGTTACACATGGCCTGCTGATGCCCGACCGCTTCAACCGTACCGCTGCAACTGTTCTGGTCGATGAGATTTGCGATCCGATCTTGGTGCAGGTCAAGGCCGACGATACCACCGACGTCACGCCATATCTGGCGGTGCTCGATGAGGTTGCAGAGTTCACCGCCGGCAGCGATATGCCCGACGTGGTTCGCGCCAAGCTCTGTAAAGCCCGCGCCTTTGCGCTGCGTAACGGCACAACCGAAGAGCAGACGACCGCGCTGGCGCTGTTGCGCCAGGCGCTGACGCTGGATGCGGGCGCCGGGGTGAAAAAAGAGATTGAGCGACTCGCTCGTGTGGTGAAAAAAGCCGCCGCAGCGGCGGGCGCAGGCGAGGGCGGTGATGCTGATGGTACCGATGGAGGTGATAGCGCTGAAGGTACTGGCGATGCCGGCGGCGATACCGCAACGGACGACTCAGGTGCGGGTGAAGCTGCAGCAACGTCAGATCCGGTGGTAGCGGCCAGCGCCACAGCGACCAAAGCCACCCGCAAAAGCACAACCCGTAAGCCGGCAGCGCGCAAAACAACAGCGAAAAAAGCGCCTGCCGTCAAAAAATAACCGACTTGCGCCCCGTGCGCTGGCGGCGCGGGCGGAGATCTGCAACGCATTGCGTTTACTTTTCTCCGCTCGCCCACCGCCACCCATTCAGGAGACGACGCAATGAGCCTTGTAGCCGGTCGCACTGTTACCCCCTCCTCGGAGGATGTGCCGGACACGGATGACGGTGGCGAGAAAGTCACCGCCGGGACGTTCTGGCCGGAAATCGCCCTGAGCGATGTGCGCATGGAGATGCGCATCAATGGCGCGGTGACGACTTCGCGCCTGAAGCAGGCCGTGATCGAGGGAGTCTCGCACACTATTGACCAGCTTGCTGACTGGCAGGCCGCTCAGTTGGCAGCTGGTTACACCCGGCTTGCTGATGTTCCGGCGGTAGCAGTTAACGGTGAGAGCGTGAAGGTTCACCGATACCGCCGCGCGGTATTCAGCATCGCCCGCGCGCACATCCTTGGCACTAACCGGGACGTGGATACCACCGGTGATGCAGGCGAGAAACGCGCCGTTGCGCTGGCGTCGCAAGCCGATGATATGTGGCGCGATGCCCGCTGGGCCATCTCCGACATTCGCGGCATCGTGCGCAATACTGCGGAGGCGTTCTGATGAAAGTGAAAGCATTGCAGGGCGATACCGTGGATTTGCTGTGCCAGCGGCACTACGGCACCACGCAGGGCGTGACTGAGGTAGTCCTCGCCGCTAACAAATCGCTGGCCGGTCAGATCTTTCTCGACGCCGGTCAGGTGGTGGAACTGCCGGAAATCAGCGCCACCGCGACACAGGAGACCGTGCAGCTATGGAGCTGATTAATCGTATCTGGAATGGCGTGACGTACTCCTGGTCAACGCTGCTGACCAGTGTCGGCGTAATGACGCAAAAGGACTGGTTGACCGCTATCGGCATCCTGATTGGTATCGCTGCCGCCGCGCTGGGTGAGCTGCATCGCCGCCGCATGGCGCGCATTCACGAAACCAACAACACGCTGCTGAACGAATTGATCGACGCCATCCGCGACGACACCGAGAACCGTCAGGACGTTAAAGAACTGATCCGCACTATCCGGGAGGCACCGCGATGAAAAAGGGGATTATTGCCTGCTCCATCGCCGCGATCATCTCACTGGCCGCCACGTTATGGCCGCAGGCGCTGCGAACCAGCCCGGAAGCACAGCTGAAGATGGCGAAGTATGAGGACTGCCGTAAGACCCCGTACTACTGCCCGGCGGGCGTGCTGACGGTAGGCCTTGGTTCCACCTCAAAGGTGGAGGATCGCCAGTACGCCGAGGGCGAGATCGCCGAGCGATGGGTTAACGACCTCCTGCGCGCTGAGAAATGCGTTAACCGCGAATTTAACGGTGCCGCTGCGCCGCAGAAAGTCTTCGAGGGCATGACCGACGGCACGTTTAACGTCGGCTGCACCGGGCTGGGCTGGTACACCAACGCCAAAGGCCAGAAAGTCAGAACCACCCTCTGGCGCCATGCGCAGGCGGGCAACTGGAAGGGAGTCTGCGAACGGCTGACGGACTTTGTGAACTCCGGCGGCAAGCGCCTGCAAGGGCTGGTCAACCGCCGGGAAGAATTCAAAGCCTGGTGCTTATCCGACCCGGCACTGAGGGGGGCGAAATGAAAGCGATAGCCATTCTTGCCATCGTGATGTTTGTCCTGCTGATTGCCGCAGTCAGTGGATTTGCCTGGCAAAGCCATAAGCGCGAACAGGCAGAGCAATCATTGACCAGTACCCGGGAAGAACTAAAACAGACCGGCGACGTGCTGACCGAGGTCAGGGCGTTACGCCAGGACGTCAACCAGGTGGAAGCCGGACTGAAGAAACTAAACCAGCAGCGCACCGCAACGGGAGAGCACCGACGTGAAAACATCAAAACCGCACTGGCCGGTAACGACTGCGCCGTTGCTTCTGTGCCTGTTGCTGGCGCTGACAGCCTGTACCAGCGAGCCGAAGAAGTCAGCGCCGCAGATTATTCAGGAGCCTTTGCCCGAAAGCCTGACGGCAAAAACTGACGTTCCGCCACCACCGGCCAGGCCGATGACGTGGGGCGGGCTTGCTGTCTGGACTGATTCATTACTCGACGCGCTGGATACCTGCAACGCCGATAAGGCGGGGATCCGTGAGCTGGAACTGCGGCGTATTGCCAGGGGGATAAAGTGAAAAAAGCCGAACTGCTGCGTGCCGCTCTGACCGCCGGTAACACCTGGTGCAAAGCCAACCCGGAACAAATCACGGTCTGGGTGGAGAAAGGTCACATCCAGATCGAGGTGAACGGCGAAGCGTCGTTCATGTACCACTACACCATTCAGGTGCTGGCGATGGATTTCCCCGGCCAGGTTGATGATCTCATGCTGCCGCTGCTGGCGTGGGTATGGCAGCAGCAGCCCGATCTGCTGCTGAATCCTGACAATAACCGCAAGGTGGAATTTGACGCCGATATCGCCAATGACGACGTCGCCGACGTTCTGTTTAAGGTGCCGGTCTGGGAGCGCGTCATGGTGACCAGTGAGAACGGCACACCGAAGGCAGAGCACCTGGCCGAGTCGCGCCCTCGCTTCAATGGTGGCGATTGGGAAATGGTCTTTGATCCGGAGTCAGGGGGATCGCTGACATGAGCAATGATGATGCACTGTTCAGTCAGCTGGATGCGGTATTTGCGGCCATTCTGTCGGGCATGTCTCCGGCAGGGCGTCAGCGTACCGCCCGCAGCGTCGGCACCATGTTGCGTCGGAGTCAAAGCCAGCGTATCGGCAGACAGGAAGCACCGGACGGGTCGAAGTATCCGACCCGCCGTCGTCGCGTGCTGCGCTCACAGGCCGGGATCGGTTTTGTCTGGCAGGGTGAAAACCGTCGTTTACGTAACTGGCGGGCCAGTCGTGGCAGTCGCGGGCGCATGCTGACCGGATTTGATGAAGAGCGCGGCGCGGTTCGCTCATTCTACCGCGAAGACATTGAACGTTATCTCGATATCAACTTTAACGAGACGCGCCGCAATACAACGAAAGCCGATCCGATGTTCCGGCGCCTGCGTACCGCGCGTTTCCTGAAGACCCGCGCCACCGCTGACGGTGCGGAGGTGGGTTATTCCGGCGTGGCTGCGCGAATTGCCCGCGTCCATCAGCTCGGCCTGCGCGACAAAATCAACGACAGCGGCGCAATGACAACTTATCCCCGCCGCGAACTGTTAGGTCTGAGCAAAGCTGATCGCATGGCGATAGCGCGTCAGGTGATTGACTCGCTGGGGGTGCGCTGATGGAACTTGCTGAACTGCTTCGCCTGCTGGAGAACATCGCCCGCACCGGCACGGTGACGGAGATTGACGAGAAAAGTGCGCGCGTTCGGGTGCAGAGCGGTGGGCTGGAAACCACCTGGCTGCGCTGGAACGCACAGCGGGCCGGGGCGTTTAAGGTCTGGGTGCCGCCATCTGTCGGCGAGCAGGTCTGGTTCCTGTGTCTGGGTGGCAATACCGACGTCGCATTTATCGGCGGAAGCCTGTACAGCGATGACAATCTTGCACCAGGCGTATCGCGCAACGAGATGGTAGTGACAGCGCCGGACGGCGCGACGTTTCGCTACGACGCGGAGGCGGGCGCATTGCAGGTGAAGGGTATTCAATCCGCTGTGGTTGAGGCGTCAGTCAAAATCACGCTGGACACGCCGGAGGTGGAGTGCACCAACCTGCTGACCACCAAAAATCTGAATGTCACCAAAGGCGGCGAGATGCATGGCGATATCACCCACACCGGCGGGGCATTTACCTCTAACGGCGTGCAGGTGGATGACCACGACCACGGCGCTGTCGAGCGCGGCGGAAGCTGGACGGAGGGTACGCGATGACAGAGCGCTATCGCGGCATGAATGCCGCAGGCACCGGCACCCTGACCGACGAGGATCATGTGTGGCAGTCAGTTAACGACATTCTGCTGACGCCGGTTGGTAGTCGCCTGATGCGCCGTAACTACGGCTCACTGTGCCCTGATCTGATCGACTGCCCGCAAAACGACGTCACACGCCTGCAGCTGATGAGCGCGGCGGTGATAGCGCTGGCCGCATGGGAGCCGCGGATCGTGCTGGACACCATCAATGTGATGTATTCAGCCAGTGGCGCGGTGACTGCTGAGATGTCCGGCATGCTGACCGAGACCATGGAAAAGAGCACCCGCGCGGTGACGCTAAGGAGCGCCAATGCCAACAATTGACCTGTCACAACTGCCATCACCGACCATTATCGAAGAGCTGGAATTTGAGACCATTCTCATTGAGGTAAAAGCGGTGATGGTGGCGGCATTCCCGGAGGAGCAGCAGACGGCTGTCGCGGCAGCGATAGAACTGGAGTCGGAGCCGCTGAATATTATTGCTCAGGCAGTGGCGTACCGTGAGCTGTTGTTGCGCCAGCGTATCAATGAGGGTGCAGCAGCCTGCATGCTCAGTCATGCGACCGGCGATGACCTGGACAATATCGCCGCCAACCTGGACACGGAACGCCTGGTTATCACTGAAGCGACCGACAGCACTGATACCGTGACGGAAAGCGACGAGGCACTGCGCCTGCGCGCGCAGGCGGCCTTCGAAGGGATGAGTGTTGCCGGACCATCGGCGGCCTATGAGTATTTCGCCCGCAGTGCCAGCGGTAAGGTGGCCGCTGTGCGCGCAACCAGCCCGGCACCGGCCGAGGTGGTGATTGCCATCCTCTCCAGTGACGGTGATGGCACGCCATCAGCTGAACTGATCGCGACGGTTCAGGCCGCAGTCAACGATGAAGATACGCGCCCGCTGGGCGATCGCGTAACGGTGCAGGCTGCCGAAATCATTGAATATGCGATTGATGCCACCCTGTACCTGTATCCGGGCCCGGAGTCGGAGCCCATCATTAACGCCGCACTGGCCTCGCTGCAGACCTTTCTGGCGAATGCCGATAAAAAAATCGGCCGTGATGTGGTGCGCTCAGCTATTTCGGCGGCGCTGCACGTTCAGGGGGTGCAGCGTGTGGTGATCAATTCACCGGAAAGCGATTTGCAGATCGATAACACGCAGGTGGCACGCAATACCGGATACAACGTGGAAAACGGCGGCACCGATGAGTAACTCTCTGTTGCCGCCGTCTTCCGGCGCCTGGCTTCGCTATACCGAAGCGGGCACGGCCAGACTGTCGGCGATCACCGTTGCACTTCGCACACTGTGGACGCCAACCGCCTGCCCGGTTGATCTGCTGCCGTATCTGGCCTGGGCGTTGTCAGTTGACAGGTGGGATAAAGGGTGGCCGGCGGAGCGAAAGATTGCCGCCATACAGCGATCGTACTGGTTGCACCGCCGCAAGGGTACGCGCGCAGCGGTGCGGCGCGTCATTGAGGACATGGGGTTTTCAGCGACGTTCGTGGAGTGGTTTGACGTCGGCGACGAACCGGGAACATTCCGTCTTGAAGTTGATATCAATGAGGTCGGCCTGACACAAAAGACGCTGGCCGAACTGAATCGCCTGATTGACGACGCAAAACCGGTCAGCAGGCATGCCGCCCAGCTCAATATCGCCGTTAAGTTGACGGGGGATATCTGGGCCGGATCCACGCTATGTGGCGGCGACATCATCAGCATCTATCCGGAGGATTTTGAGCCGGAAGAGAACATTACTTACAACGGCGTGATTTTTCACGATGGCAATTTTAATTACGGGTAAGAGTATGACCAGACTTCCAGAGTCCTCATCGTGGGAAGAAGAGATTGAGCTGATCTCCCGGAGCGAGCGCGTCGCCGGGGGACTGGATGGCCCAGCGAACCGCCCACTGAAAAGCCTGGCAAACCGTACGCGGTATCTTAAAGACCAGGCCGACACAGCGGATGAATCGATCGCCGAAAAAGTCAGTGCGGTAAAGACGTTCGCCGAGGGCGCGACCCTGGAATCGCCGCGTGAAGAAATCCTGTTCGACAGTTATCGCCTGGTGTGGACAGGGGAGTTTCCGAAAACGGTTCTGGCTGGCAGCACGCCGCAAGGGACGGGCGGAATTGGTGCCGGATGCTGGGCGTATACGTCGGATGCTGTAATTCGCCAAAACCTGGGTTCAAGCGACGGCTCGAAACTCATCGGCGGTCTGCCTTTTGTAACTCCTGAGATGTTCGGCTCAAGCCGGGGTGATATAACCCACGATGAAGCTTTTCGGCTGATGCTTGCTGCGGCCGCCGTGCACCCAACGAGAACGGCGTGGGCCCCTGGTGATTATGAACTGTTTGATACCCATCTTCCGCCGCAGGGAGTAACGCTTATAATTGATGGCGTTATTAAGCATAATCCTGTCGGCGATTTCACGTGGTCTGAAAGCAACCGTCGCTCTCCTTATTCATTATTTCTGGTTACAGTAAGTGATGTAGCCATTAAAGGTTCCGGGAGAATTGAAAATAAATATGAGGCTGTTTCCGTAGATGCAGGGGGAGACAACTTCAAATTTGAAGGGGTAACGATTTCTAATCCTGACCGTTCGAAATCGGTTGGGTTATCAATTTACAACGTATTTAACGTCAGTGTGCTGAATTGCCTCATTGCAAATAACGGCAGCAAAGGGACTTATGTAAATAGCTCTAGCACGGGGATTACCGGGCGCTACGGTAATGGCATTGATAGCGGAGGCATCCGGGGGCTGACCGTTCGCGGGCTTTCACTGATTGATAACGGCGGAAACGGGTTCTGGTGTTACGGTGTCGGGGATTTAACCTTCACGACTAACTGGTGCCTCAGGAATGGGGTATCCGGGATGCAGTATGGCCCACATCCTGATTATGATGGCGTGAACATTTCATACAACATCTGCCGTGAAAATGCTGCGGACGGTATTGATATTAACTACACCGGCGCTTCGCCAGTCCCGATAGCAGGCGTTTTTAACGGTAATATTTGTCGACGTAACGGATTTTTTAATTCTGATACGACTAAACCAACAGCTGATGGTTCCGGCGTCACCCTGCGTAATGTGACCGATTATATCTGCGCAGACAATATGATACGGGATAATAATGGCGTAGGAATTTATTGTACATTTGCGGCAGATTCCCATGTTCATGATAACGTCATTATCAACAGAATAACGTTGTCTGCCGGTATGTATCAGGGCTTCGTGTCAACGGATGTAAACATCCACGATAACCGGATTATTACCAAAGGGACTGCCTATCAGGAAGGCGGGTCTATGCCTGTCTCACGAATGTCATTCCACAGTAACAAGTTATTTAGTTCTCAGGCCCAGTCGGTATCCATTCCGAGCAATACACAGACGGACAGGACCTGGAAAGACAACCATCACGTTACGCCTAACGTCATTAACTTCTGGTTCTCAGTTAAAGATGACACTGTGCGCTATACGGGAAGCACAGGCAGGGCGGTTTACATTAACGCCAACTACGGCAAATTTCGCGACGTTACCGTTAACGGCGCAACGTCAGACGACCTGGTTTATGTTGATGGCGGTCTTAAAAACATTTTCTCCGGATTTACGGCCAATAATACCGGAACAGGCAGGGCCGTATATACCAACAATAGTTCACGTCTCAAGTTCGCGGATTCGTTTATCCAGTGCGCTGCGGGTACGGCTTTATTCTGCTATGCCGGTACAACCGTTGATCTGGATAGCTGCGATGTCATCGGCGCTACCGCCATAAGTGCGCCGCTGCCTACATCCGGAAGTGCTGCGGAGATAAAGAAAGCTGGTACGAACTTTATAAGTGGCACGGTAAGTACAGCTACCCCGGTTAAACAAGTCCCGTATTCATAAGGTGAAAACAATGGCATTTAAAATCACGAAAGAGGTTCAGGTGAGCCTGGTATCAAACGGCGTTGTGATTGGCTCTCAGGCCCAGAGCGCGGAGCTCATCATGACTGTTACCAGCGTATCGGTTTTCCCGGACGGAACGGGGACCGCATACCTGGAAACCACAGTGAATGGGTCATCTAACGGCGATGTGCGCTCATTCCCGATAACCTGGCTGAATGGAGATATTTTCAGCCAGGCGCAAGCGCAAATTATGGGGCTGGATGAGTTTTCCGGGGCGGTAGTAGTGTGAGTATTCCCGCCAGTAATGGCGGGAATATCTTACGACTCAATCAGCAGCGCTGAACTCGTCCAGTGTTTTCAGCCAGGTGTAGGCCTGAGTTACCGGGTCTGCGCCAGTGATATCGTACGGGCAGTTATAGGTTGTTTGTCTGAAGAACTCTGAAGAACCCGGGGCTGACCAGTTGGCAGTAATGGACAAAGCCTCATGGTCTTCACCGATATAGATATCACCGACAGTTACTTTTGCGCTTTTAACGGAAATACCTTTAAATACTGTATCAATAATCAAAGACATAAATTTCACCTTTTAACCGGCTGTTAATGTGTATGTTATCACCGCTCCGGAGGATCCTTTAAACTGAAGTTTTAAAGTCCCTGAAGACTCGTAAAACATGACCTCACCATTATTAAGATATGCGGCATTACTCTGTGAGCTAACCGCGTGAACAGCGAACCCGCCATATTCTCCCCTGACCCTTATTCCTTTAACCTCCACCCCGCCATAGACCGGGTTTATCGATACATTTCCTCTCTCGCTACCTGAAAGCGCATACGTATTATCAAAATGAATAGCACCACAATAGTTAGCAAGTATCGTAGGTTGAGGGTTAGCAAAAATACTGCACTGCGTGTCAGTACTGCTGGTCCTGCCAAGTCTCAGGTTTTGTTTTGCCGGGTATCTTGGTTGTGAATTTAACGCGGTACCATCCAGATTTATATTATTTAGGCTAGTACCGGCATCGGTAGTAAATAATCCATAACCTGCAGTTACTACTGATTCGTCAGTGATAATAGTCGCACCACTGATTGAGCTAACGCCGAGCATGCGAATCTGAGCGCCCGCAGCCGCACTATTCATATTTCCGTTTTTCACGAAAATATTCATCAGGTAATTATTTTTCCCGCTATGGAAAATACCGGAACTACGAGACTTTTCGATTATTATGTTGCTGTAAGTGTTGAACTGGCCGTCAGCTGTCATCCCTGTGCCAGTGCCTGTCACTCCGCAGTCAGTTGCAATAATATTACTGACCTTATGTGCTGTCGGGAGCATACCCCATGCATATTCTGTCAGAGTGTAATCGTCAACGCGCTCCTCCTGGACTCCGTAATCAGCAAATACATCAACCCCGTCGTAACCACACTGATGCGCTGTTATGCCGTCAAACGTCAACTGATAGCAGCGAGCTGACCGGCCATCTACGTTATTTTGGTATGTTTTCACTCCGGATTCACCACAACGGTATGCTTTAAATCCACCCCATATACCGCCAGATGCTCCACGTTGACGCATAAATACTGCTCCAGACACAGAGCCGTATCTCACCTCTCCGCCGATAACGCAGTTACCATATCCCCAGGCTGAAGTCAGGGTGTTAGAAAAAAGAATGCTTCCATATTGATGCTTTCCTGCCATAAATGACGGGGAGATAACGCGACAGTTATTACATTGAATGAACTCCAGCGCCATGTAACGCCCACGCGGCTCGACAACATCCACACCGTCAGAATAGGCAATAATCATCCCCGCACAAATCTGCTGATTTTTTACATCATCAGAAAGACTGGAATAGATATCTGAATCACTTGCGGTAGGCTGATAACCGATTTCATCGTTAGTTTGTTGTAATGTGGCCAGAATGGCAGCGCCAGGAGTTAACGCGTTACCTGATGAATCAAATCGACTGATAACCCATGGAGTGGTTATATTTTTAAACCAAGGATTTTTAATGACCGAGCCGTGCCCCAGATGCATGAGCCAGAGCAGTTGATCATCGCTATTGATTGATGCGTCAAAGCGTAAATTGATTACCTTGCCAGCAGCATCAAAATTTAAAATGGATGTTAAATTAATATCAACATCTATAACACACTCGCGGCCAGATGCTGCGGCGTATTCCAGAAAAGCCAGTAATCCGGATGCCGTGTCGTCGTAAAACGACAGTTTGTTCCTGTTTAAATCATCAATATGCCATTCGACTGTCTTCTCATCTGAGTGCATTAATAAGCTTGTGCCCGGTAGTTCGCTTGAACCCAGGTTTACGCGAACAATCTCGGCAATTTACAATCAGCTATTTCAAAGGGTTGCATAATGCTGATTGGCTACGCGCGGGTGTCTACCGGCGATCAAAACCTCGATTTACAGAAAAATGCGCTGATTCGCGCAGAATGTGAGCAGATTTTCGAAGATACAGCGAGCGGGAAGAACGCCCGGCGCCCGGGGTTAAAGCGAGCGATCCGCCGCCTGCGCCAGGGTGATTCTCTGGTTGTCTGGAAGTTAGACAGGCTGGGCCGCAGCGTGCGTGATCTCATTACGCTGGTCTCTGAGTTGCAGGAGAGGGGGATCCATTTCAGAAGCCTGACCGACTCGATCGACACTTCAACGCCCGCCGGCCGCTTTTTCTTTCACGTCATGAGTGCGCTCGCAGAGATGGAACGCGAGCTGATTGTGGAGCGCACCCGCGCAGGTCTGGCAGCAGCAAAAGAGCAGGGGCGCATAGGCGGCCGTCGCCGGGTGATGACGCCGGAGGTCGTCGAGCGGGCACGTCGCATGCTGGAGAACGGCGCCACCCGACAGCAGGTTGCGGGCGTGATAGGGGTAGGGCCGAAGACGATCTATAAATACCTGCCTGCAGCGCCCTCAAAACCAGATAGCGAGCGCGGCTACGTAGAGTATCGATCGTGTGAATCCGTTATAATCGACGTGAGATGACGGGTATCAGGCGAACTTAACACGCGATAACTGATAACCGTCAAACAATGCGGAATCAATCAAGATGAGCAAAATTTTTAAATCGCTAATTACGACCGCCGGCAGGGAGAAAATAGCTGCTGCAATCGCTAACGGGGACAAGGTCGTTTTCTCTCAAATGTCTGTCGGTGATGGTGGCGGTAGCGCAACAACCCCCGATGAAGAGCAAGCCTCATTAGTGAATGAGCTTTTTCGCACCCAACTGAACAGCCTGAAATTGTCCGATAGCGACAGTATTATTATCGCCGAGATGATTATTCCCCCGGAGGTGGGCGGATTTACTATCCGGGAGGCGGCATTATTTGATGATGCCGGCGAGTGCATGGCGGTTGCCAATGTCCCGGAAACCTATAAACCCGCACTGGCGGAAGGCTCGGGGCGCTTTACCATCCTCCGCATCTGGCTGGCAGTAAGCAGTACCGAGGCGGTTGAACTCATTGTGGATCCGGGGATCGTGCTGGCAACCGTAGAGGATGTGATTAATGCCGGTAACAACGCCAAAGACTATGCCGACGAGCAACTTAGCGAGCATGCAGCGTCACGAAACCACCCCGATGCAACGCTGGATGAAAAGGGATTTACCCAGCTGAGCAATAAGATTGATAGCGACGATCAGGAGAAGGCGGCGACGCCTCTGGCCGTTAAGCTGGCTATTGCCGCAGCCATCCGCTCCGCATGGGAGCTGGATAACCCCGTTGGTACAGTGAAATTCTACGCGCAGAACGTTGATCCCAATGAGCGTTATCCGTGGACTGAGTGGGCGTATACGGGGGAGAAAAAGACCATCCGTGTCGGCAGCGCCAATGGTTCAGATATTGGTACAACTGGCGGCAGTGATACCGTCAACATTCAGAAAGCGAACCTTCCGGAAGTACAAATTAATGTCAGCGGGGATATCAGCAACCACCCGGAACAAACCCTGAGAACGGAACCAGCCGGCAGACACAAGCATGGTGGAGTACCGAGCCGGGAAAACCCGTGGGAGATTGGAGGCGATATCAGCCAGCAGTTTAACCCCGCCAACCTGGGCGAAACCGACGAAGTGGACGATCATGACCACGAGATGATCATCCCGGAGCAAGAGCACACCTTCAGCGGTAAAACAGACAATCTGGGTAGCGGTGCCGCTCTCAGCGTTGTTGAATCTCACATCCTGTTGATGTGCTGGGCGCGGGTGGCGTGAGTATCGAGTACCGTCAAAACTAACGGTGCTGCAGGACGGTCAGAAGTGACGGTGCAGTACCACCATAGTCAGGAATGGCAATGTTTGCCGGCAGTGAGAGCCCCTCAGGTGAGGGGCTTTTTTGTGGGTTAAAACAGGCCATTAAGGGAGTTTGATACAGAGTTGACGGCTTTGGTCGCACTGGTCTTAAGGTCATCCAGCACATCGCTGACCGACGACGTCTGTAGCTTCTCGCGAAAATCCGCATCCGCCCGACTCAGACTGATAGTGAACTCAATCTTTTTGGGGTTGCCGTAGCGATCAAACTCCGTCTTTCCCCGCTCAAGCCGCGTCATGACGTACATTCCGTAAATCTGCCCGTCACCTTCAATCAGCGGCCAGGGGCGACCGGCAAAGCCGATCGTCTCCAGCGCCGACAGCGACCACCGCCCGCCGGTGATTTCCGGGTAGAGCACGCCGTCAAGGGTGATCGTATCGTCACCAGGGCCGATGTACTGCCAGGCCGCCGACTGGTTAACCCGGTCATTTTTAACGTGCCGCCACGCCTGGGAGTGCCGCAACTGCTGATACGGTGCAGTGCGCAGCGTAAAAACAAACATCCCGTAAACCATCATCATAATTGCCACCTATTCTCTGTCGCGGAATGAACCACGGTTAGTTTTGCGGGTGCCGGCCATCGCATCGCGCACGGCGTTGTGAACCATTTTTTCAAGCTCCTGATCCGAACGCTTGCCGACGTCGTTAAAGACCAGCTGGAAGAACGGCACCGCACCCGAAGCCGCGGCGACCGGCGCAGACGTCGCCCCCTGTGTCGCCGTCGGTACCGACAGCACGCCGCCGGCCGCCGCCGCAGACACGCGCGGCACAGGCTGCGGAATAATCCGCGCCTCCTGATAAGCGCCACGCAGCGCCAGTGCGCGCGGCAGGTTTTTAAAGACAATGTCGCCGGGGCCGACTTTCTTCGTGTTGTTGGCCGTTGCTTTGGTATTCGTGTCGATGTTTTTCAGGTGGCCCTGAACGCCGGTAATGACCGGCGGCTTATCGCCGCCAGCGGGCTTGTACACATCCGCCTTTGCTAATGGGAGCTGATGCTCGGCCAGCGCTACCGCAGAGGCCTCAAGCTCTCTTTGTGCTTTGTCAGCATGCTGCCTGGCTTTGTCGATCCCGTCAGGAATGAGATCCAGCTTCTTAAGCAACCAATCCACACCATTCATTAACTGCTGGAGCGGCCACAACAGAACGCTGAGCGCCGTCGCCATCACCCGGCCGAAGGTCTCCCCGGCAGAAGCGCACTTATCCAGTGTATCTTTGCTGGTTTGCATCGGACTAAGCAGGTTTTTAAACCACTCCCACACAGCTTTAACGCCGCTACCCAGCGCAGAAAATACCGGAGCCATTGCTGAAAATGCAGCCCTGATAGGGGCTAAACCCTGCCAGATCCCACTAAGAAATCCGCCAAAAAACGCCTTAATAGGCTCCCAGAATTTCCAGATAATCAGCCCCGCCGCGATAAATGCCAGCGCAATCAGACCGGGGATGCCGAGTAGTGTTGCAAGAATGACGCGCGTCCCGGAAAGAACAAGATTAAGGGCGGTAATGCTGGAGGTTGCGGTGATTGAAGAAAGGCCAATCATACTGATAGCAAGTTTGAGCTTAGCGAACGGGCCAAGTATAAAGCTGGCAACCAGACTCGCCACGCCAATCACGCCAACCAGAGACAGCAGCGCGGCAGTGACAAGTACAAGCGTCTCTGTGAGCCCTGGGTTTTCCTTGACCCATGCCCGCAGGTTGTTGACGAAGGCCGTCAGCGTCTGCATGATTGTCCGAAGGCTGGTATCCATCCCCGTCAGCACCTCCGTGCGCAGCCCGTCAAATGCCCCGTCCAGCTTGCTGATATCACCAGGCAGGTTATCGCGCAGGGTATCGCCCAGCCTGTCAGCGCTTCCCCTGGTATCGCCGAGACGATTAGAAACGTTCGCCAGCGCCGAAAGAAACGCCGGGATCTGATCGATAGACAGGTCTTCAATCGGGGTACCAAAAAGCGAAATCGCGGCATTAGCCCGCGTCGCCGGATCCTGAATGGACAGTAGCCCTTTTGCGGTCTTCTCCATCGCCTTACGCGCACTTTCGCCGCCGGTGGCTATTGCCGATGACATGGCTGCCGCGTCAAGACCGATTGCCTTGTAGGCGCTGACGCTGTTTTTTGACATGTCAGAGCCGCGAATGCTGAATTCCTTGATGGCATCCCCGGTCTTATCCAGCGCGAACTTACCCTGCTGCGCCATATTGACCAGCAGCGACATGGCTTCCGCACCGGTAAAGCCCATATTGCGGAAGTGGGTAGAATACTCGTGAAGGATTTCCGGCATCTCGCCGCGCATCTGCGTGGAAACGCGCTGCATGCCCGACGTGATAAGGTCGAATGCCTCATCACTGCTGCGGGCGAGCCCGTTTTTCATCATGATCGCTGCCATCTGGATATGTTCCGTCATATCCCCGCCGAGGGCGGCTTGCAGATCCAGCGCCTTGCGGGAAATGCGCGTGAGTTCCTCGTCACCCACCGCACCGAGCGCGCCCAGCGTACTGCGAACACCCGCCACCGCCTCGGATATGCGGGCCAGATCGCGACTGACGCCAGCGGCATTAATGTCCTGAATGATGCGAGAGTAGCGACCGCCGGATGCTGCGCCCTCGCCATTCTGAGCAGCAATAACAGAGGCGTGCTCCTGAGTCTGAATTTGTGGCGCCATCAGCCGCGAACCCAGATAGAACCCCCCGGCACTGGCCGCCGTCATCGCCAGCCCGGCACCGCGCATCTTGCCGGCGATCTCTTTCGCGCGGTCATACTGCATGCGCGCTTGCGTGGCAGCAGCGAGCTGGCGGCGTTCGCGCTCAAGGGTCTGGTTATATTGCTCGGTTCGGCGAATGGCGCTGGCAATGGTCTGACTGCCACCCGCAAGGGAGACACCGTGACGACGGAGCGCCTCGGAGGCTCCCCGGAGACTCTCGGTCTCTTTATCGCGTCGGACTTTGAGACGATCCAGCTTCGCCGCGAGATCGGTCATCTGCTGGCGTTGCTTGTCCGTCAGCGTCGCACCTGACCGCTGTGCCTGCTTCAGTCCTTCCAGCGTGCGGGTGGTGTCGTCGATAGTGCGGGAGGTTTTTTTAACACTGTCGCGTAGACGGTTGAAGGCGGCAGATTGCCGCTCAACCTCTTTGATTGAGCCCTGCGTTTGCTTGAGGGAGTCCGAAAGGCCGCCAATTGCTTTACTGGCGGCACTGACCGGGCGGGTGAGCTTATCAATAGCACTGAACGCAACGCGAATACTAAGATCCATCGTCGTCATCCTCCTGTTCATGGTTGCCGCTTCTGATGGCCGCCTTCTCGCGCCAGGCCATCAGCTCGCGCAGCTCCATGCCGTACATCTCGGAGGGCGGCCAGTGAAAAATAACTGCAATGTCGGCGATCAAATCGTCGACGTCAGAAAATACCGCCTCTCTTATTCGCTCCCCGTCTCCGCCGCGTTCGGTGCGGACGGCGCCGGTTTCGTCAAAAAAGGCGTGATCTCTTCGCAGAGCGCGGTGAAGTCACCGGTTGCCAGCGCGGAAATCTCGGCGCTGGTCAGCTGCGGGCTGGTGGTGCGCGTCAGCAGGGTGGAGACCGCATCAAAATCGAAGTTCAGCACGTCAACCAGACGCAGACCACGCAGCGAACCCGCCTGTTTGATGGTGTCAGTGATAGTGATGGTGATAATTTCCTGATCGCCGCGCTTAACCGGCTTACTGAGAATAACGGACATAGCATTTTCTCCGGGCGGCCAGCAGGCCGCCTTAAAGGTGAGTAAAAAGGGTTGTCAGCTGCCGAGGCCCAGCGCTGACATAATGCGATCCGGGTAGAGATTCTCCCCGTTGCGCTTGTAGATAAAGTTCAGCAGGTCGATTTCCAGCAGCGGCTTATCGTCCACCGACAGCTTGTAGTAGGTGTTTTTGATGGCGTAGGTGTGGTTGGTATCATCACCCTGTTTCGCATCACCCGGATCGATTTCGGTGATACGTCCGCGCATCTCAACTTCCAGTAACGAGCTGGTACCGCCGCTGTAAAACTCGCCGACAAAGCGCAGGCGCATTTCGTCGATATCGCCGCCATATTTCAGGATCAGCTCTTCGACCACACCACCGACAATCATTGACGCATCCAGCGCGCCGGAATCGAGCCCCAGATCAACCGCCACCGAGCCGAGCATACCGCCGCCCTGGTAATCTTCGGTCTTGCGGGTCACTTTCGGCAGCGTCACGCTGGGGACTTTGCCGATATGGTTCACGCCGTCCACAAAGACGGTGAACAGCCGGAGTTTTTTAGGAATAGCCACTATTCACCTCCCAGCGATGCAAAAGCGGATTCGTAATACTGATCGGTGAACGTCTGGATCATCGTCAGATCTTCCAGCGGCGGCACCGGGCTGTAGTTGTAGCGAACGATGGCCTTACCCTGACGAATGCCCGTTACCGGGTTATCAACGACGTCATACCAGGTCGCCGCGCCAATCAGCTTGCCAGCTGTGACCAGCGCCTGAAGTTTGGCGTTAATCCCGCTCACCACGTCTTTCACGTTCGCGGGGGTCAGCGGGGTATCCACGGTGGTGAACTGCGCTTCTGCGATACTGTCCGCCAGGATCTGCGCGGTTCGGGTGAACACTTCGAAAATAAATTCGCCGGTATCCGTCGTGCGGTTGCCCCAGAAGCGGAAGCCGTCGCGCTTAATCAGCGTGGTGATCTCGTTGGCGTTCAGCTCGTTGGCGTCAGAGTCTTCCGCCTGCAACGCCCAGAACACGTCCTTCGCAATCCCCAGCACGTTTTTGACTGGCACGTTAGACAGTGATTTATGCCAGCCCTGCTCGTTGTCGATAAGCGCCCGCAGACCCAGCGCATAAGCCACGGCCGGGAATTCTTCATTCACACCGGTCAGCGGGTTATAGGCGATGAAGTTCGGCCAGATCAGCATTCCTTCACGTTCCGCAAACGTCTCGCGGTAGGTTTTTGCCTCCGCAATGGTGTCGCAGCCGTCGCAGTAGCTGTATGAGAATGCCCGCAGCTGCTTCGCGATAACCCGCAACTGCGCGGTCACTTCGGCGGTGTCGTACTCCGGAATGCCGAGAATGCGCGGGCGATAGCCGGTTTTCTGCTCCGCCGTCAGAAAGGCAAACATACCGGTGTAACTGCCGTCTGCCTGCGTGCCGCCGATAATCAGCTGCGACTGCGTCGGATCATCCTCGCCGGTTCCGGCCTCTGCCACGCGCACGACAATCACGCGGGTGCTGACCTGGTCAGAAATAGCTTTCAGCGATTTGTAGAGCGAGCCTGTTTTACCTGCTTTGCCGAGCACGCTGATAACCCGCGTTACAAGCACCGGAGTGTTAAGTGGAAAAGTGGCAGGGTCGGCGTCTTCGGCTACCGCGACCAGACCAATGACCGTTGAATCAATGTCATTGATCGCGGTCTGGAGGTCGGTATTTTCCTTGACGCGCGCCCCGTGAAAAAAGTTGTCGGTCATACTCTACCGCCATCATGTTGAGTGAGTTCGCGGTCATCATCGCCGGGATGGCAGGCCGTTGTCGTGCCTTCAGGGTTGTGACCGGTCTGTCACAACAAAAAGCCATCGCCAGTATCGCGCGCGCGTGAAACCATCAACGGCGGGGGAATGCATATGGCACTGACGACAGACACTATCGACAAAGCAAAAGCGCTACTGGACGAAGGGGCACAGCGATTCCAGGACTATCAGGCCGAACTGTCGCGCGTACCAGCCTTCAGCATCCTGATGGGCGGCAAAGCACTGACGCAGTTGGATCCGCGCATTATTTCGCTGGAGCTGACCGACAACCGCGGATATGAGGCCGACGAGCTGACTATTGCTATCGACGACAGCGACGGATTGATCGAACTGCCGCCGCGTGGTGCTGAGCTGTCGGTGTCACTGGGTTGGCAGGGCGAGCCGCTGGTATACAAAGGGGTTTACACCGTTGACGAGGTCGCGCATTCAGGACCTCCGGACAGGCTGGAAATCACCGCCCGCAGCGCAGATTTCCGGGATGAGTTCAACGTCAAGCGCGAGGTGTCCTGGCACGACGTGACGGTCGAGCGCATCGTGTCGGCCATAGCCAGGCGTTACAAACTGACGCCGGTGATTTCCGAGCAGCTGATGAGCGCCGAAATTGACCACGCCGACCAGACCCAGGAAAGCGATATGTCATTTCTGACGAGGATGGCCGACCTGCTGGGGGCCATTGCCACCATCAAAAACGGTAGCCTTCTGTTTATCCTGCCGGGTGGTGGCGTCAGCGCGAACGGCAAAGCCCTGCCGCAGTTTGCGATCACCCGCTCCAGTGGCGACCGGCATTCCTTCCGCATCGCCGACCGTGACGCTTACACCGGCGTGCAGGCGTACTGGCTGGATCTGGAGTTTGGCAAAAAGAAAAAAGTCACAGTCAAGGCACGAAAGAAAAAAACTGAGAAGAAGCCGCGCAGCAGCGCAAGGGAAGGGGATTATATCGCCGGTGAAGACGGCAACGTTTTTGTTTTGAGGACAACTTACAGCAGCGAGATCGCCGCTCAGCGTGCAGCTGCTGCCAAGTGGCAGCAGCTTAAACGCGGTGCCGCCGAGTTCTCTATGACGCTCGCATATGGCCGTGCTGACTTGTACCCGGAAATGCACGGTACGGTATCAGGATTTAAGACGGATATTAATAATCAGGACTGGATAATTGCGAAGGCCACGCACACGATCGATGAGGGTGGATTTAAAACGCAGCTGGAGCTTGAAGCGAAAATCCCCGAATGGATTGCAGAAACGGAGTCATAGCAGCCATAATAACGGTGAGTTCAACTCCCGCCCGGGAGGCCATCATGTTCAAGTGTCCCATTTGCGGTGCCGTTGCTAAAACGCGCACCAGTCGCCCATTGAGTAATACCACCGTTCGCCATTATCACCAGTGCCAGAACTTTGAATGCAGTATCACATTCACCACCCTGAACAGCGTTGAAAAACTGGTAACAAAGCGCGGCCATCGCGAAAAGTTGCCGCCGGGATTTATCCCCTCAGATGCGTTCCCATCATCACACTATGGCGACGCACAATTAAGCCTCGCCGTATAAAACTAGCCCCGCATTTCGCGGGGCTGTTTCTTGCCAATCCAGACCAATCCGATAAAATAAAAATGTTTTGTAACAAATAGCAATTAGTAAATAATTAAGGGGATGCTTTATGGCTTTGGTCAGTTGTCCTGAGTGCAGGAAGGAAGTAAGCGATTCAGCTTTGAGATGCCCATCTTGTGGCAAACAGCTAAAAAAACCTCGTCGCTCAATTTTTGGGAAGTTAATAAAATGGGCATTCATTCTGTTTAATATCTTCATGATCTACGCTGTTTTTAAGGGATTAGGTGGCAGCGGTGAGGTGATCAGTCAAGCCTCATCGGACGCGGAAAGAGCCGGGGCCGCTTTGGGCGCGGGATTGGGAATGATGGCCATTGGTACTATTTGGGTTATCGGCGATATTGTCATTGGAATACTGGTGTTCCTTACAAGACCAAAGGGATGATCTCATGAAGAAAAGCTTTGTTTTCATTGTGACATTTTTAGCCGCTTCCGTTTCTTTGGCTACTCATGCTCAAGAGGAACCAAGGGACTTTAAAGGAGTTCTTCAGTGCCGAACGATAGAGGATAGCTCTCAGCGCCTTTCTTGTTACGATAATTCAATTCCACCTACGCGAACGAAGAGTGCTAAAAAATTTGAAAGTAGAGATCAATGCCCTGATGAAAAAACGGATGAGGGGCGCCTGACCTGCTATGACCGATTTTTCTCACCAACGTTTAAACCAACGAGTTCAGCCAAAACCACACCTTCAGGTTCAGAGGTTGGTAAAAACGAGGTGATCAGTAAAGAAAAGCTAATTGAATGCCGCTCAGAAATAAATGGAACCAAACGATTAGCATGTTATGACAAGCTTTTCCCTCAAGATATAAAAGAGGAAGTTGCGCCCGCTGCGGTAGAACCAGCTCAGAACCCTGGAAAATGGCTGACTCACATAACAACATCTCCGGTTGATGACTCGAAAAACGTGGTTTTAATGCTGCCTAGCAATGATTCCATCAGAACCCCATACGGCGAGACAGTTACACCAACGATTTTTGTAGCCTGCCGTGAAAAGAAAACTGAAGTTTTTATTAATTGGGATGTGTATTTAGGGCTAGAGGAAACGAGCATGCTTTACCGGTTTGATAAGCAAAAAGCGGTGGAAAGAAGCTGGTCAATTTCTACTGATACCAAGGCCGTTTTTTACAGTGGGCGGGATATTGATTTTGTTAAAGCCATGACGAAAGCCGATAAGATGTTCGCAAGGATAACTCCTTACAACGAAAGCCCGGTGTCTGTAACATTCGATTTGGCGGGACTCAATAGCGCACTGAAACCATTACAGCAAGCCTGTGGCTGGAAATAG